TAAATAATTGTAACCAGAAGATAATGAACCAATCAGGATGCTGCCGTCGGAGTTCGGGCTCGACGCCGTTCCGTCCAAGGTGAAGTTGCCTTTGAGTTCTCCGTTGGTCTTGAGCGCGTAGGTCGACGCGGCAGTCGAAGTCGTCAGGTAAGACGACATTCCCGCCAGCGTCTGGTAGGTGCTGGCCGCAGCCGAAGTCGTGAGATACGACGACATTCCCGTGAGGGTCTGGTACGTCGAGGCCGCCGTCGTCGCGGCGAGTTTCAGGTCGAGCGCGTTCTGGAGATCGGTCTGCGAGCTGAGAGTGCCGGTGATGGCTCCCCAGGCTACGCCTGCGGAGTCCGTGCCGTTCACCCAAAGGTTCGTCGACGAGTTATACTTGAGCACCTGTCCGTTGGTCGGGCTGGTGATCGCCACGTCGTGCAGCTCGTTAAGTTCGTAGCCGTTCTGGACGGCGACGAGGATGATGCCCTGCGTCGGATGAGCCCGGACCACGATGCCGACGTAGACGAGGTGCTGGGGGGCGGACGGCTTGGTCGTCGTCCAGGTTCCGGCCACCGTCGGGGAAAGGTAGAGCTGCGCGCCTTCGGTCAGCGCCGAGGTGTCGATGTTCTCGAGTTCGCCGCGGACGATGACGTAGCCGAAGCCGTTGTTGGCGATGGCCGTCTTCGTGAAGCCCATGGTCTGGGCGGAGTTCGCGTCGTTGTTAGCCTGGGCCAGCGTGATCAGGGGCTTGTTGCCCGTGGCGCCGGAGATGTAGACGATGGAGCCGGCGGGGATGGTCGAGCCGGACTGGTTGCGGACATAGACCTCGAGGTTCTTCGCGACGGCCACGCCTGAAGCGAGTTCCTGCTGCACGAAGGCGGTGGTCGCCAGGGAGGTGTCGTTATCGCCGAGGGCCGCCGTGGGGGCGGTGGGGTTGCCCGTGAAGGCAGGGGAATTGAGAGGCGCGTAAGCCGACAGGTTGAGGGTAACCCAGTCGGTGTTGTAGTCGACGCCGTCAACCTTCTGGAGGAACTGGCCAGCCGTGCCGCCAGCAGGGACGCCCTGACCAGCCGCCCCCGCAGGCCCGGGGACTCCGACGCTGCCCGTCAGGGTGCCAGGGACGATGCCCGAGATGGTGCCCGAGATGGTGGACTGGTCAGCGGAGAATACCCCCGAGATGGTCCCGAAGGTCGAAGCCGTCGAGGTGATCGTCGCGTCGGGCATGGCTTAGACGGTGACGGAGTCGATGACGTTGACGCGGAAGAGTTCGGTGCGCGAGATGGTCGAGCCCGGGAAGACGAACTTGATGTCCCACTTGCCGAGGCCGATAGCCCAGTCAGCGGTCGAGCCCGGGTAGGTCACCGTGAAGGACAGGCCGTCGCCGGCCTTGGTCACCGTCATCGCGTAGACGTTGTTCTGGCGGTCTTCGAGGGACGAGCTGATGGTCGTGGTCAGGAGGTTGGCCGGACCCGTCGCCCCGGGCGTCCAGGTAAAGGTGCAGGCGAAGGTGTTACCCTGCGAGACGGTTACTTGATTAGTGCAGCTCATCGGGTCTTAACCTTGCCCCGATTGGAAGGGGGGGGTCAAAGGTCGAAGGAAACCACGTCCGTCGAGCTCGTGATCGTCTGGAAAGACCCGGTGACGCCGTTAAGCGCCGAGTAGGCCATCGTGTAGGTCGTCGCGTCAATGACCACGTCCCGACCTACCCAGACGTTCTGGACCTCCACGTCGTCGAGGTAGTTGGGGGCGTAGGTGTCAGCAGGGTCGGTGTTATAGGCGCCCACCCAGAATGATGTCAGCGGGGGGAACGGCGTGCCAGGGAATGCCAGGGGGCCTTGATAGCCTGTCTGGGGGGTGCCGCCCGAGTCCGTCCAGCTGACAAAGTTCCACCACTGAGCGCAGCGGAAGAAGGTGTTGGCCTCCGAGGCCCAGCCGTCAGTCGCGACGTTGTTGTGGGTTCCGCCAGAAATACCGAAGTAGGTGCTGAAGATGGGCGTGCGGTTGCGACCCCAAGTGGAGTTGGCTTCCGTTGCTCCGATCAGGACGCCCATCAGATGCGGGCGTAATAGTATTTCGCGGTGGCCCCGTTCACCTTTACGCGGTCACCCCAGAGGGAGCCGTTGACATACTGATGCAAGGTCCAGACGGTCGGGGCCGAGACGTTATCAACGTCTACCTTGGCAAGCAGGACATACCCATTTGTGTCGGTGTCAGTCAGTTCGACATTTGACGAGATAACCTTCGGGTAAGGGGTGTTCGAGATGCTCGGGTCCGGGAAGGCGTAGGGCGACGCGGCCTCGGGACCGGCTCGGAGATAGACCCAAGACTCCTTGGTCGAGGTATTGAACGTCAGGACATTCGTGGGAGGCGTAGGGACGCCGGATGTCGTGCTGTCCAGCAGCTTCTCGACGCCACCGATGACATCGTCCATCTCTGGGACTAGGTTGTTCAGCGTCCCGGTAATGACCTGAAAGCGGATGGCTCCGCTGACCACGCCGACGATCTTGACCTTGAAGGGAAGGTCGGGAGTAGACGCCACGCTCGGGAACGGGTCGGACGTGTCCAGCGTGAACCCGTGCGAGGACGAGTCGAAGTTATAGCCGACGCCGGGTTGAATCTTCATCAGGCGTTAGCGTAGACCGCCGAGTTGTAGCCCTCGCGGTTAAAGCGCAGCTCATACTGGACCTTGTAGAGCAGACCGAAGTCTTCGAAGGATACCTGAGCCAGGAGCAGTTGTTTTTTGCCGTTGATTTCGAAGGCCGTTCCCATGTAAGTCGGAACCAAGTCCTTTGACGCGAAGGAGCCGTTGCCGGAGGTCTTGCCGACCGCGTTACGCAAGTTGATGACCAAGGCCGAGCTGCTCGTGTAGAACACGCCAGAGAGAGAACACTGCGGGGCAAGGTAGTTGGTCTTGCCGTAGAAGTCCTTGAACTCGGGCTTCTTGAACCCGAGGAACTTCCGGCCAACTGCGGCCTCAAAGGTTGCGCCGTTGTTGCCAGCGTATTCCGCAGGGTTCGTTCCAGCAACCGCAGGGTAAGCAGGGGTCGCAATCGAACCAGTGCCCACGCCCGCAATCGGTGAACCCGAAAAGCCAAGCGCGGTGGCGACTTCAAAGAAGTTAGGGTGGGTCGTGATGTGCTCCGACGTCAGTCCCTGCGAGCCGGTGATCTGCGGGTCGGTCGAGGCGCCGTAGCCAGGGTTGATGCCCACATAGTCCACCGAGTAGGTAGCGATGCCAAGGTTTTCGAAAGATACTGAATACTTGTGAGCCTTGCAGTATGAGTAGGCCCCCTGCGGGCAAGCCGACCCACGGTTAATCGTGCCACCGATGGACGCCGTGATTGCGGCCTTGAAGACGATGGTGCCGGTGGCGAGTCCGTAGCCATCCTCTTGGAACTTTGCCCCAGGCTGTTGGAGTACGGTTGTTAGGTTATTACCAGTGTCGACGCGTGCCATAAATTATTTGGATTGGGTGCCCTTGGTGAAGTCGCCTTGACCGGCGGGAGTGCTGCCGGAGATTTTCTGGAGCTCGGCGAGCTGCGCCAAAGCGATTTCGTTCTGGCGGGCCATGGCCTCTAGCACCGGGTTAGGTCCTACGCCGATGACGTTGCTGAATCCTTCAGGGCCTTTGAAGTCTTTCTTTTCAGAAGGAATAGGATTCTTCTTAGCCTGATCCATAATTGCCAATTGAACGGCTGATTGAATCTCGGGAAATTTAGCAAGAACTGCTGCCTGTTGCTCTCTTCCTCCAGTGACGCCTTCTAATGCTTTAAGAAAGCCTGGAGCGTTTTGGTCTCCTGCTCCCTTAAGTTGCATTATAGCGCGACCGATTGGGTCGTTCAGAAGGAAGTCTTTAGTAATGTCTTCTCGAGACATCGCAGCTTGTTCTCGGTTCTCCTTGTCCTTCTTTTCGTTATCACGCTTTTTGGCGTAGTATCGGTCCTCGGCGGACATCAGTTCGTTGGTTCCGTCGATGGCTGCTTGATTAGCTTCTCGGTGTTTCTTTTGGTTCTCTTCGATTAACTTTCCGATGTAGTTAATGGCTACCCCAAGCAGCGCCATCGGTCCTAGGAATGACAGGAAGATGTCCTTAAACGCCATTGAGAACTTCTTCTGGATGTCCTCGACCTGTTTGCCAAAGGACACGGTGGCCGACTTGGCCTTGTCCATCGCCTGCGGGACGTCGGAGGTCGTCTTGATGTTGACTGTCAGGTCTTGGGCCATGTCAGGGGGTGCTTTCCTTTGCCAGATTGGAAGCAGCCGCGGCGGCCTCCCGGGCTTCCTCTTCGGCCATGAAGGCTTCCTCTTCGGGTGACATGATCGCCACGTCAGCACCCTTCCGGATAGCCAGGGCGGAGTTCAGCCAGATGGCCTGACACTCCGGCATCTCCCAAGCGCGCTTCTCAGGGATGCCAGACGCGATCAGGTTGGCTACGATGGACAGCGGCCAAGGCACCCCCTTGTCTCCGCCCCCTGACTTTGTCTTGGTCTGCTCCCAGAACTTCGGCCAGTCCTGGACGAGGATATATCCGGCGAAGGCTTCCAGAAGGCGCTCAAACTTGGCGGGGTTACGGCATAGGGACATAATCCGCAACTCGTCGACCCAGCCAATCTTGCCCCCTAGCGGTTCCTCGGCGCACACTTGGCAGGCGAAGATTAGGTCCGCAGGGGTGATGCCGCGGGAGCCGGTGACCAGCGGGGAGTCAAAGGCGATCAGCCGCACCCGGTACTTGAGGCACCAGGGGTAAAGAGTTCGACCCAGAATCCTGAAAGGAGCCGGGTCGACGTAGGCGTTAAGGAAGCGGCGGTCCACTGTCCTCTAGACTGCCCCCTTTTCGGGGGTGTCAATTAGGCAGGCGTGATGCCTTCGTAGTCAATCGCCGTGATTGTGACGGCGGTGAAGCCCTTGTTCGAGCCCTTGTCGTCAATCTTGGTGATGGTGCCGACAAAGGAAACAGAGGCGGCTCCGCTAGGATAGGCGGAGGCGGTGTTCACCGTGAAGGAAAGGGCGGCGCCGAGGGTGGGCATGGTCGAGGTCTTGGCGATGCCTTCGATGGTGATCTCGGACTTGCGGTCGTCGAGGCGGTGCGTCTTGGTCAGGCCAGCCTCATCGACCACAGTGGCCTCGGCGTTGAAAGAGGACGAAAGGCTGTAGGACTGCACGAATAAGTTGGTGACAGTACCCGCGATTGCGTAGATGCAGCTAGTTCCGTTTGAGATGGCGGCCATTTGTAATTGCAGGCTTTGGAATTGTCTTAGGCGGGCAGGACCACAAGCACGTCGAACGAGAAGGAAGTCGCCCAGGAGCGCTCGTCGATGCCCTCGTCTTCGGACTGCATCGTGACGTCGTAACAGGCCGCGTCGGTCGATGTGACGAAGGCCGCCTTGATGGAGGTCAGGTCGCGCATATTGCCGGACAGGGCGGCGCAGCGGGCACGGTGATCGGCGAGGGTCGTGTCGTCGGCGTTCGAGAAGAGGGTGATGCGGACCGAGCAGCTGAAGTTGCCTTCGCCCTCGGGGAGGTCGGCAGGGCTCCGGGCGGACTCGCAAAGGACCACGGCCTTGGGCAGGGTCTGGGTCGCGGCGCTGTCCCCGGTCAGGAAGGCCACGGTGGTCAGCCCGGTCTGGGTGGAGAGGTAGGTGGCCAAGGTGGCCTCTACGATGTGGCGGATAGATTTGGTTCCCATAAGTGGTTAGCGGCGGTTGGCTAGCTGGATGGTGCTGTTCATGTGCTTCTCGAAGCGGGCCTT